GTTGCTGATCTTATTCGCGGCGTTGGTTTATTTATTCAAAAACTTAAAGAAATACCTGTAGCAGGTAAAGCCTTTCAGATACCTTTAGATGGTTATATACAAGCCATTCCAGTAATAGGTGCGTATATCAGCATTCTTGCCAATATGGGCAAAGAAATGCGTTTACTTGAAGGCGCAGGCGGTGGCGGTGGATTTACTGACTCACAGAATGCTGCTCGCCTTGCTGCTGAAAAGAAGGCCAAAGCCGATGCTAAAATCGCTGCCACTAAATTAGCAGCTGATAAGAAAAATGCTAAGGCCGTTGCTGCAGCTAAGATCGCAGCTGATAAAAAAGCTGCTGCTAACAAAAAGATATTAGCTAAAGCAGAATCAATCTTTGACCTTGAGAAGATTCAGATCGAAGCGGCACTTAAAGGCAAGATCTCAGCCGATGAAAAGCTACGCCTAGAGTTACAACGCGCTATCCTTAATGAAGATTATGAACTAGCAGATAAGTTACAGAAGAGACTAGAAGCCTCACAGCGAGCCACAGCAGCCCTTCAGGGCACACTTGCGGCTATCAAGCCAGTGCCTAGCCCATTTGATGAATGGATTAAATCTCTTAAGGAGATTAGCGATTCTCTTTCTAAGATCCTTGGTATCAAGGTAAATACTTCTTCTTCAATGCTAAACCCTAATCAGCCGATCGTTGCTACTCAGACTCCTAATTCACCTTTCCAAGAAGGTACAGCTCCAATCACAGTTACAGCTGTTGCTGATCTTGCCGATGCGGCAACTACTGCTGCTGAGATGGCTACCTTGGCTGCCAATGAAGCTGCTGCCTTAGCTGTTGATGCGGCCACCTTTGCCTCAACTTTTGCTGCTGGTGCTGCTGCTGCTGGCGCAGCTATGGTTACTGCAAACAACATCCATCCTATATTGCCTTACACTGGCAGTTCATCTTCAATCTTTAACCCTTACGGCATGTCAAGCAATATTGCTGGTTGGGGAACAAACACATCAACCGTCCAAGACACTCCATCCATGCCACCGATCGTTGTAAACATTGAAGGCATGATCGATATGGAAAATATTGAAGGTGTCTTCAATCAAGCCATGCTTAACGCAATCCGCAAAGGTCTGCCTCAGACAATCGCAGGTCAGTTGCCATGACTTTGCCAGTAATTAACGCCATTATCAACTTTTCAACTGGTGCTGGCTTTGCCTCACCTATGATTCTTGATGCTGGTATTCTTGGCGTTAATGTCTTGGCAGATGCAGCAGCAGTTACAGTCGATGTCTCTAATCAAGTAGATTCAATTAAGACCAATCGTGGTCGATCTGCTAATGCGGATAACTTCCAGACTGGCTCAATGAGCCTACGCATCATTGATCAAAATGGTGACTTTAACCCTATGAACCCAGCAAGCCCTTATTACAACTTGCTAACTCCTATGCGTAAGGTTGTTATCTCAGCTAGTTATGGCGCAACCACCTACCCTATCTTTTCTGGCTATATAACCAGCTATGAGACCACTACGCCTAGAGATGTCGGTGAAGTGGTTTACACTACGATCCAAGCAGTTGATGGCTTCAGATTGGCCAGCAATGCCCAGATCAGCACAGTGGCCAGTGCTACTGCTGGACAGACATCAGGCACAAGAATCGGTAAGATCCTTGATCAAATTGGCTGGCCTTCTCAGCAACGCGACATAGATGTCGGCCTGACGACAGTGCAGGCAGACCCCGGCAATGCTCGTACTGCGTTAGCAGCTCTACAAACAATCGAGAGTACCGAGTACGGTGCTTTGTACATGGATGCTCTGGGCAATTTCACCTTCCAAGACCGCGAACTTACCTCATCAAGCGTGGCTGGCACTCCAGTAGTATTCAATGATGATGGCACTGGCATCTCCTATAACAATGCCCTTTGGCGTTTAGATGACACGCTGGTATTTAACAAAGCTACTGTGAGCCGAGTCGGTGGCACTTTACAAGTAGCGTTCAATCAGGCTTCAATCGATAAGTATTTTCTACACTCATATAACGAGCAGAACCTCATGATGCAGACCGATGCTGAAGCTCTAAACAATGCTTTGGCTTATGTGGCTTCTAGACAAGAAACATCAATTCGATGCGATGCTGTAACCCTAGACCTTTACACTGACAATTATGATGCTGGAATTACAGCTGCTTTGGATCTTGATTACTTTGACCCAGTGACAGTTACAACCACACAGCCAGGGTCATCAACCCTAACCAAGACTTTGCAGGTGTTTGGCATATCTCATGACATAAGGCCAAGCTCTTGGAAAACCACATTAACCACCCTAGAACCCATCATCGAATCGTTCATTCTTGGAACAAATTATGGGATACTAGGCACTAACACACTTTCATACTAAGGAGTAAAGATGGCAACATTTCCAAGTAAGGTGAACTACGCCACTGGCGATGTCCTTACCGCGACAAACATGAACGATGTCGGCGGTGCTCTAAACCTCTTAGAGTCTGCCCAGTACGCAGCTGGCAAGAATAAAGTTATCAATGGCAATTTTGGAATATGGCAACGTTCTACAACTTTTACAATGGCAGATAGCAGCCCTAGATATGGCGCAGCCGATAGATTTATGTATGGGTATAACGGATCAACGCCTGGAACTAACACAATTAGCCGGGAAGCCTTTCCAGTTGGTCAAACAGATGTGCCCGATAACCCTACTTACTTCCAACGCTGGACAGTTACCGCGCTTGGCACTTCTCAAACTAGAGTTGATACTTGGCAATATATTGAAGATGTAAATACTTTTGCTAGCCAAACAGTAACTCTTTCTTTTTATGTAAAATCTTCTGGCACTTTTGGAATTAGCACATTCTTAGAACAAAACTTTGGCTCAGGTGGATCTGCAACCGTAACAACAGTTACAGGTACAGGTAATACATCTACTTCTTGGCAGCGTTTTACAACCACAGTGACTCTTCCAAGCATTACTGGCAAAACTGTAGGGGCAAATAACTTCCTAAGAGTCTTGCTACGTTTCAATAATCCAACTACTGGGGCAACTTTTGATGTTTCAAATGTTCAACTAGAAGCAGCATCAACTGCTTCACCATTTCAAACTGCCAGCGGTTCAATCGGTGGAGAATTGGCGTTATGCCAGCGGTATTATTATCGCAACACACCTGGAATTGCTAACGGCATTATTGGATTGGGTACGGCTAGCAGCACAACTTCAACGCGAATTCAATTCCCGCCGAAAGTAACAATGAGAATAGCGCCGACATCTCTTGAATATGCTGGAAACTATTTAACTGACAGCGTTAATGCTTTTACAACCTTGTCAAGCGTAACTCTTTCCAATGCTGGAGCAAATAGTTTAGCGGCAGTAGTTAATGTTGCTTCTGGACTAACTCAGTTTAGACCTTACGAATTTGTATCATTAAACACAACCGACTACATCGCTTGGAGTGCTGAACTATGACAAACAAAGTAACTTTTATTACAGTTGATGAAATCGAACACGCCATCATTGACCGAGGCAACGGCGAGTTTACGTCAATGCTGAAATCAACCTATGATGAATTATTGGCAACCAATGAAGCCACGCCTGAGTAAGTCAGCGATTCAGCTAAGGGAACAGATTGACGACACATTCGGAGATCGAGATCGAACTTCTGATGGTTGGATCGGCGACACACGACACTCTGCGCGTAAGTCAGATCATAATCCAGATGCTAGCGGCTGGGTACGTGCCATCGATGTCGATCGAGATTTATCGGGTAAAGCTAAACCTGACCTTATGCCAGATCTTGCGGATCAGATTCGTCTCTTTGCAAAGTCTGATACTTCAAAGCGCATCAGCTACATCATCTTTGACGGCAAAATCGCAAGCTCACTCCTTAAGTGGAAGTGGCGCAAATACACAGGGATTAACAAACATGTTAAGCACTGTCATATCTCGTTTACGCAAGCAGCTGACCTTAATGGTGAGTTTCTTCAAATACCTATGATCGGGGGATCAAAGTGAAAGATCTACAAAACGCATTAGGCTCATGGGGCAGAGCATTCTTGGTTGCTATCATCTCAATGTACGCAGCTGGAGTTACTGAACCAAAGGCACTAATCGCTGCTGGCGTGGCATCTATCATCCCACCAGTTTTACGCTACCTAGATCCAAAAGATGAACTTGGCAGAAAATGACACAAGCAGAATTCTTTCAGCTTTATATTGCCACGCTTGTAACGATAGGTGGATTGGCTGGTTATGTGATCACACACTTGTTGAGCGAGATCAAACGACTCAACACGCGAGTCGATGAGATTTACAACATACTTCTAGAACGGTAGAATAAAGCATGGCCGCACGCAAAGCGAAAGCCCTAGAGGATCAGGGTTACACTCCACTAGAGGCTTACTGTATTGGCTTGAATGAATACTATAAGGCTTTGCGTAAGGCTGGCTTTGCCACAGACATATGTATGTCTATGCTTATGGATCCGTTCTCTTATCCTGACTGGATTCTCCCTAAACGCATCAACGATAATCCCAGCACAATGCCGGACTTTTATCCTGACGATGACGAGGATTAATGAAAAGAACCGTCGTAATACCAGACTTACAGGTGCCTTATCACGACGAAGTAGCAGTTAAAAATGTTTCGAGTTTTATTAAGACGATTCGCCCTGATGCTGTGGTTACTCTCGGAGATGAAATCGATCTCCCGCAAATCAGCCGATGGACAGAAAACAAGCCAGGATGGTACGAACAAACCCTAGCTAGTGATCGAGACATGGCGGTTGATGTTCTATGGGAACTGACCCAGCATGTAAAAGAAGCTCACATGATCAGGTCTAATCACACTGATCGACTTTACAACGTGATCATGAACAAGATCCCAGCATTCTTATCCCTGCCAGAGCTACGCTTTGAAAAGTTTATGAAGCTTGATGAGCTGGGCATCTCTTATCATAAAAAGCCATTTCCCATTGCTAAAGGTTATGTAGCAGTTCATGGAGATGAACAGGCAATCAAACCTACGCCTGGCCTTACAGCCCTAGAAGCAGCCCGTAGGCATGGGTTAAGCGTGATATGTGGACACACACATAGGGCAGGCCAAT